TCGACAGGTGACGCGGGGCGATCCGCGCATCTGACAGACCCTGCATGACGGTACACTCGCGGCTGGTCACTTTAGGGTAAAAGTGTGAATTGATGCCGAGACTGAACCCTTGGGCTACTTCCATGAAGTAGCAGTTCTGTTCCGGCTTTAACCGATGGTTCTGCACCGATATGTTGTGCGCGAGCAGCCCAAGGGAGGCTCCGGCTAAAGCGTTGGGTTCTCGCCTGATCTTGCGGACCAGCGCTTCACCAGTTCCGCTGCGGGTTCCGGCGACGGCGGCGATTGACCCTGTTTCCTCGGCCTTCCGATCCTCGTCGGTGACTATCACCGCATTAGGGTGCACGAATATAGGTATCCTTGGATACATGTCTGCTTCTTTTTTCAGGATATCCCGGTCGATAACGGCCCCGGCAGAAAGATAGACTGGCATGATTACGCCGCGCAACGAAGAATACACGGCGAATGTGGGGAGTTGTTTGAGGACTATCTTATCGTCGCCGAAATAACAGGTATGTCCGCTATTTGGCCCTCCGCTGTAAATACTTCCCGAGAAGTAATGCTTGTCCTGGAAGGCTTGTTCGGCTAGATATGCTGCCAGTGCCCCCTTTCCAGTGGAGCCATATTGCCCATCTACGACACAGTGAACGCCGTTGCTTCTAAATAACTTCACTTGTTTGGTTCCTCTTGTTTCGGGAACATTTCCGCCATAGTCTTGGTTGCCATTTCGGTCCCGTTGTCGCGCGGCGGAGTAAGCATCGCGGCGAGCGCGGTGTAACCAGCCTTATCTGTGAAGTTGTCGACCGAATAGCCATAAACAGCGCGGGCGGTCTTGACCAAATCCATCATCATCGCTACGTCGTGGGGATATAGCTTAGTCTCGCCACGGATGGTGAAAGCATGGGTGATGTAGTTGGTCCACAGATCACCGATAAGGCCAAACGATCGTTCGGTGTGACCGTGTTCTTTGCTGCGGTCGCGCACGGCTTGGCCAGCGTCGAGCAGGATGGATTCGGCGATGGCTAGATTGTCGGGTTTGATATTAGGGTTCATGACAGACCTTTCTGTGAGAAGTAGTAGAGGGTTAGTTGTTTGTAAAATGGGACATCGCTTGTAGTGACCGAGAAGCAGTCGCTGCAATTGATGCTCATCTTTGGCTTGTGGAAGTAGTAGATTCCATTGTTCCAGCCAATTACGACGGGAATAACATGGCCGTTGTTTGAGGCAACATCCGCGATGCGCTGCAATTCGATTTGTTGCCGGGGGGTCGGGCCGAAGCGACTGCCTCGAACTACCTTAACCTCTGCCATAAACACCGGCAACCCGAATGGAATTAGGATGGTGTCGTAAACACCAACGGCGTATTGATCTTCGATGCGGCGGCCATAACCCCCGCCTTCGTGCATCGACTTGATCATGGCTCGCTTGACGTCGGATTCTTTCATTCTTCCCCTAACTCTGCTTGATTATACCACCATTCGGTGACGGTGAATACCCGATTGCCATTCTCATCCGGTTCACCCATTTGGACTGTCTGCGACTTCGGCAGCCACACCTTTTCCTTCGTCCCCATCGTTGGTTCGATGAGGTAGGCTTTGGCTGTCGTAACCTCAATTCTAGCTTCGATGTCCACAGTTGGGTCACCCGGTCGGTACGGCATATTTTAACACTCCGTGCAGCGCCTGTCAAGGTATTTTTCAATGTCTACAACGCCAAGACCTACCGCGATACACCTTGTGCATCCCATGTCGCTGGCAAACGTTGCGTTCTACATGGTGGTATTTCGGTTTGGCCGTTACTTTCTCTTCGGATATTACGACTACGGGCGGTATTGCCGTGGGGGCGATTACTTCGGTCTGAACTGGCTTTGGCTCTGTGCTTACCCGCGCTGCGGTTTTGAATATAACCGTACTTGCTGCGTCATTCCATGTCTCATCGAATCGACTGCCTTGACCGGCGCTTTCAGTCGCCGCGACAGTTTGAGGCACGTCAATTCGTGCCGCCAAGGTGGCCATCAGCGCAAACATCGCTGATCCGCCGAACAGTATAACTAGGCTACTCCTCATACTTGTCCAACTTATCCCCATAGCTCGCTCTGGCCCAATCTTTGCCACTTCCAAGCCCAAAGGGGATAGGTACCGATAATTGGAGATCTTCAGCGACTTTCTCAATTCCACGGATTAGGTCCTTCACGTCGTGTTCCGGGTTGCGTTGCCAGAGTAAGCTATCATGGATTGTAAGCAGGATTTGAACATCATTAGGGTAGGCGTCTTCGTACTTGCAAGCTCGGAGAAGGCACATTTTGAGGTGCTCGCCGCCGACATTCTGGATGATTCTTGATACCGCACGATAGGCGAACCGGGGGTCATCCAAATAAGCGCGTCTGCCAAGTAGGGTTTTGACATAGCCTCTCCGCTTGAATACCTGAACTGCCGTATCCTGAAATGTCTTGATAGCCGGGAAAGCATCAGTCAGGAATCTCTTGTGAGCCGTGCGGGCGTGTTCCAAATCCCAACGCATATGTCCCGCGAGGGTAGGCGGGGACATCATAGTTAACATACCCATCGCCATCCGCTTGGCTGTCTCGCGGTCTAGTCCGAGGACTTGGGACGCTCTATCGTGAATGTCCATCGTACCACTTCGGTATCCATCCACGAGTGCTGGATCGCCTGAATAGTGAGTAAACAGTCTAGGCTCTTGCTGTTTTGCATCGGCTTCCTCGATAACGAACCCGTCATCTGGAACGACAAGTCTTCTAACAACCCGGCCAACATCAATGTTTCGCTTTGGGAAAGCCTGTAGGTTAGGTTCCGCACAGGAGAATCTGACTCCGGCAACTCCGAAGTCGTCTGACTTGGATTGGTTGAGGACCGGGTGAACTCGTCCTCCGACATTGTGTGTGCTAATAAGGGGTGTGATGAAGCTATCCCTGGCTTTTTCGAGACGGCGGACCGCGAGGATTTTTTGACCGATTTCATTTGTTTCTAACCATTTTTCGGTGAAGGATAACGCACCATTATCGGTGCGGGCGAAGGCTTCTTCGGAGTACCCATTTGTTCGATATAATGCTTCAACCGCCTTTGGCGAACGAACGTTAAATCCCGGTACAAAGACGCGGCTCGCTTTTTTGATGGTTTCTTCGACATCCCCAACTACCCTCCCTGCATATTCGGGGTCGATCTTCAATCCCCGATGATGAATCCTCGCAACGTAGGGGAGCAAGTCGCACTCCAACTCCCAAGGTTTGCGTAGCTCGTCGCGATCGATTATGGGTTGTTGCGCTCCCCATAACTCAAGGGTAGATATACCGTCCCCTGTGGCGTAATCCACCACCAATGGATGGTCGCCGGGGAGCTTCCAGAAATTGCCCATCTGCTTCTTATCGGGCAGACCACCGAATTGGCGGGCTATCTCGGCGTAAAGTTCATCCCCTCTTTTGGGCGTCACTTTGCGACGAATGCAGCACTCAGCTAAACTATAGCCAGAATTGATGTCACTGATGATCGATTCGTTGATCATCACGTCTTCGAGGGGACCGGCAATCCTAATACCATGGCGCAAACAAATCCTAAGATCAAACCCAAGATTATGCCCCACAGTACGAAAAATAAAACGGGAGCGATCAGCGAACGCAGCGTTAAGTTCGCGCTCGAACTCTTCCACATTTGGTATATTGCCGCCACTCTCATGGCGAACTGGAACATATATAGAATAATCCTCATTGGTAACGACGTAACCACAGATTTTATCATGGACTGTTAGCCCAGTAGTCTCGGTGTCAAACGCGATTGGCTTATAATGAAGCCTAACCAAATCCAGCGCCAATTGTGGATTAATGCACTGTTTCATGCCGTGCCTTTTTGTTCTGGCTGACCCTCGAAGCGAGCGAGTACTTCCTTGAGCATGATTACAGTGCTTTCGCGCTCGCCGTTCGAGATGTAGTTGACGCGGCCAGCCATATTGTCGAACTCGGTCACCAGCAGCACGAAGGCGACTTTCTTCGGCCCATCAATGCCGTTGAAGAAGGTGTCGAGCAACTCCGCCAGCCGCCCCATGTCGCGGCGATAGCGTTCTGATATTTCGGTATCTTTTGTCATTCGCACTGTACCTTGCCGAGCATTTTTTCGCATTTGGGACAAAAAGAGTATACACCCATTCCGCCACCCGCAAGTCCGAACCCTTTTTCTGCTTCAGTGCCACAATCCGGGCAAACATCAGGACAAATGTCTGGAATATCCGGGTGTTGCTCTGTACTATCGACAATGAAAGTAATTTTATCGTCGGTCATCATTTCTACCTCGGAAAAAGAGGGGGCTGGCGAGGGGGATCGCCAACCCCCCAAGGTAACTAGAACTTGCTGGCGGTCTTTTCGTCGTACGCTCTACCGGTCGACGTTTTATCAAACACCGGCTCGTCCTCTGCCTCGTCGTTCGCAACCCAACCACCTTGGCTGAACTGCTCGAACAACTCATTACAGATCTTGGCATGCTCGTCGTCTGCGAACCCCGCTCCGGTGTAGGTGAAGTTGAAGTATGGCCCTTCGGCTCCCTTCTGCTGCACCGTTCCGATGTCGTACACTTGACAGAAGTGCGGCACCGGTTTGGAATCAATCCGCGACAGCAACTGCTGCATCGGTTTGATACTGGATCGGGTATTGATGATGACACTTGGACTGAGTTCGGGGCGACCGACCAAGTACCACATCATATTGTACGTGAGGCTTGCCGCCGGAGCCGAATTGGGGTCACCCGGAATGGATGTCCCGAATTGGTCCAGCTTGGATTCCGCTACCGTCTCGGCGGTTCGGTACACGATCTCGTTAGGCGCATTCTTGGGCTTGACGCGGAACTCGGCGTTCGGCGGGTCCCAATGGATGCCATCCATCGCGCGGGCCAGAATACCCCGATCATCGTTGCGCGGTGCCCACAAAATGTAGGATTTGCGAATTATGATCGGAATGGCCTTGATTGTCGGACCGATGTTTTCCTGCGCGATAGTGTGCCAAAACTGACCGGCTTTGGCTTGGTCCGGGAAGTCGGTCAACTCAGGCGAAATGGCCTGGATCAACTTGATTCGCGGGATGATGCGGTCGGAGGAATCGATATTGCCGATCCGCGATTTGGCATACTGCTGTAAGTGTGCCGGTATGTTGGGGTTAAGCTTTGTTACTTCGTTCATGT